AGTCAAACCACTGTCCGCTGACCCGAGAGGGAAGGTAGGTTAACCTTGACGAGCCCGGTTCTTTTACACACCCCGGCGTCCCTGTCCGCTTTGTAGGCAGGAGGGATCGTGTTGACCACAATACACGAATATCTTTCTTCGTCATGAACTCTAAAAGAGGGGCGCGAGGTCGGCCTAATAACAGAACCCAAGCTCGGAGGTCATTAGCCTCCAAACCGGAAACTTCGGCTTCAGAACCCGAGGTGACATACGAACCACCCAAGGATTTGCTCTATCTCTCTGTGGAACAAACAGAGGTAATGGAGAAAGTTGTTCAGGAAATACGGCATGACATGAATCTGCTGGATTTTCGGGACATGATACCACCAGCAGTTCAAACTTATCATCAAGCTCGAGCAAGCGCAGAAATCGTCAACTCAGTAAGCGCCACAGGATCGAGGAGTTATCGGTCAATCCTTCGGGACACCAGCATCCTTGCGATTGTCGGGAGTGCTCTCTCTGCAGTTGCAAGAGATGCTATCGAACAATCCTCAGCAGGCTTCGACAGAACAGAAGAAGTCAGGTGTTTCACGGAATTCCAGACGGCTGTGGCTCAAGCCAGGATGAAGTATGCTCATGGTGCGGTTGTTGTTATAGCGACTGCCATCAAGGACGGCGTGTATGTGCAAGGTGCAGAGCTGTCTCTCGTCAAGACCATGGCTGCAGTGGTGCCCCTCCATTGTCCTTTGGGGATTTCGATAGCCTCAGTGATAACATCGCTGAAGGAAACGATGGAGGTCAAGAACAAGATCAAGAGGAGCGACAAACCGATACATCGGGTGATGCAACTCAAGATACCATCCAGGAAGAAACAGCTATCTTATCCGCTGGGCACAGCTTTAGTTGTCCGCGCTCTGACTATGCCTGCCTTGGTGGCAAGGAATGGCTTCAGCGCGCTGGACTGGAGCAAGTACGTCTTCCAAGAAATACCTTACGATTTATTGGATTGGGCTCACGTATACCAAGGACCGCGACTGACAAGTCAACCTGTCCTAGATGCAATGGTGTGGGACCCGGAGAAGCAATTTCGCAAGGAGATGGAGCAGGTGGGAGTGATGTTCGAACAAGTTTGGTTACAACAGGAGAGCGACGCCAGCAAGATAGAATCATTACGGAAGGAACTTCGGTCTCTCGAGTGTCCACCCAAGTTGGAAGAGAAAATAATGAGGTTGGTAGAGGAGACGCAAACCATGAGCCTGGACGAAATAGTCCAGAAGGCAATCGCGGATCAAATAGTGGCTCTGCTAATGGCAGTATTACGAGGCCCGGACAAGCCATTGACCTGGCACGAAACGGCCCACCAGAAGATACTGCAATTGCAGTAGAACTTTGCACCACCTGCTCCAAAGGAGAATGTGTTCAATTGACGTCCTATCTAAGGAGATGTTTGGTTGGGGTGTCGATCGACCGAACAACCATTGAGTTTCTGAGGCGCAAGTCTGAAGCTTTTTTCTTGCGAAACCTTGATAAGATGCGCGACTCAGAAAAGGAACGCGTGATGGCCTGTGCTATGGTGAGGGCCCTCACACTAGGCCCGACTCAATTGGCCTTACAGGAATGGGTGGACAATAAGAGGGGTTATCAAATTGATCTCGATAATCTGTATACCAAGGGCCTACGTGCCAGGAGGCCCGGCTTTTGGCGACGATTGCTATGGTCCGTGATAAGTTGCGGATCTACTAGATTTTTGGCTAAGCGCTCCTCGAAGTGGGCAGTCACACATGCGAAGACTGTCCTTCGAGATCCGAAATGACAGTGGTGGATCCAGGAGGTACCGTGTGTATGTACGGACCGTCCTGAATTGGACGTCGGTGATCATGTGCGGATCATCCGAAAGTCTAACTATGAATGTGTTCATCGCACCAGAGTGAGGCAACTCTTCCCCCTGTTTCACCAAGGCCGCTCATTTGTGTCCACCGGTTATCAACTGTGTGCCATAAACGAGATTGATGCCCTGAGTCGTAGACACGGGATGCAACTACCCGAAATTGATGAGTCGGTGTTCACCAATTTATGGGAGTTATCTAAGAAGATGCGCCCTTTTACACCTGAAGTTAAACCATTAACCTGGGACGAATTAATATCTAAGTCCCCGAGCTCAAAAAGAAAACGAATTCAGCATGCCAGAGAGTTATACCTCAGGGATGGGCTGCAACCACAAGACAATAATGTTACGGCGTTTATAAAGTATGAGAAATGGGAACATCATAAGATGGAAGAAGAACTGGTCAAGCCGATGGAGCACAATTCCCCCCGCTTGATACAATATCGGTCATTTAAATATACCTATAAACTGTTGACCATGCTACGCCCTATAGAGGACATGTTTTGGAAAAGAGATCGCAATATGAAATGGTTGCCCATGCACAAGAGAACGTTTGCGAAAGGGATGACAAGCTGGCAAATAGCAGCAAATCTACGATGGAAATGGGAACAATTTAAAGATCCTATAGCAATATTGTTAGATTATTCCCGCATGGATGCTCACATGAGAGAAAAACTACGTGAAAATGCTGAATGGCGGCAATATCTTCGATTCAACCGGACAAAGCAGTTCCGGAAGATGTTAGAGGTCCAGAGGGTCAACCGGGTCTCCACCAGGCATGGGCTCAAGTATATTATCAGGGCCACCATGATGTCCGGAGAAGGCAATACGGCTATTGGAGATTCAGAAACCAATGAGGTCATTTTGTGTGACACGTATACGTTAGAAGCCCTGTTGACAATCTGTGGAGATGACGCGGTGATAATGATGGAGAGACGTGATTATGACCCGTCATCAGAGCAAAATTTCGCTAAGTATGGCATGGTCGCAAAGACTGAAATATGTCTTAGCTTTTCCGATATAACCTTCTGTCAGTGTAAACCTTTGAGAATATCTGGCGGTTGGCGAATGGTGCGTGATCCTTTCCGTGTAATGTCAAGAAGTGCATATACGTGCAAACAATACCAAGGCAAAGCATGGTTGAAGTTGATGTCCGCGATCGGGATTGGCGAGTTATCATGTAATACTGGGGTCCCCGTCCTGCAAGAATTTGCCATGATGATTTGGCGTTCTGCTGGTTATGGGCGTGACTCTATCTTTGAGAAAGATTATATGGTTCGCAGAATGGACAAGATAGTCACTAAACGAGTGCCAGTTACTCAGGCCGCGAGATTGGATTTCGCCCTGGCTTTTGAAATATCTGTCACTGAGCAGATAGGGATGGAGACACATTTTCAAACTGTGGACCTCCCTTGCTTGCTTTGAGATTCCACCAATCATGAGCACCCGCGTAAACAACTGCTCGTTCATAC